TTCTATCGTTACCTCGTATATACAGACCTTTATACGCCTGTAAATTGCCAACAAGAAGGATGGAAAGAATATCGAATATATCATTAAACAATAATTTAATGAATGTAGTACAATTAGAAATACAATAACTATGGTATACGGATATATACGCGTAAGCACTGATAGGCAGACTGTCGAAAACCAACGCTATGAAATAAAGAATTTTTGCAAAAAAAATGATATGAAAATAGATGGTTGGATTTCAGATGAAGGTATCTCAGGAACTAAAGATCCTGAAAAACGAGAATTAGGAAAACTCTTAGAAAAAGCAAAGGCAGGAGATTATATCCTTTGTTCAGAACTATCACGATTAGGTAGAAGCTTAATGATGATTATGGCTATCTTAAACGAATGTACAAAGAAAAAGATAAATATTTGGACAATCAAGGATAACTACCGATTGGATAACGATATAAGTAGTGCTGTGATAGCTTTTGCTTATGGGCTTTCTGCACAAATAGAAAGACAACTTATATCTCAACGAACCAAAGAAGCATTAGCCCGCAAAAAAGCTGAAGGGGTATTTATAGGTCGCCCCAAAGGAAGTCTTTCAAAAAAAGTTAAGCTAACTGGAAATGAGGATAAAATACGGAAGTATATAAAGCAAGGAATGTCTCAACGTGAAATTAGTTTAAAACTGAAAGTTTCTAAGGGTACTGTAAATCGTTTTATCAAAAGGGAAAAACTACATCAATACAAGAAAATAAATGAAAACATTTTATAAATCATTACTAATCACTGCTGAGGAAGCAGGAATTATTATAATTTCTAATGAACGCTGTTGTCAGTTATTAGCGTGGGTGTTGGAGATAGGAGGTTATACAGAGGAAAGCACTCATAATATTAAACTCAATCAAGATATTCATATAGCGCAAAAACGCCTGAATATATTAGGAGGAGAAACACCTAATACTGAACTGGTAACTATATTGAAGAAGTATCATTCAGAACTGCTAAACTTTTTAAACAAAAAGACAAAAAAACCTCAATGGCTAATAGACTTTGAAAATTACTATAAACTAAAACCTTACAAAAATAATTAATAACCGATTTGAGAGGAGATTAGATAAGTAACACAATTAGAAAAAATACAATAAGAATGAAATCTGTAATCACCCCAGAAAAGGCTGCGTTCATTCGTGAGCATTACCTAAAACTATCAGGTAAAAAAATTGCAAAAGCATTAGGTGTATCACCTTGTGCAGTTCAGAGATTTATGCGCAAAAACAACCTTAGAATATCAGCTGAATTATGTGCTTTTTTCAAAAGTGAGGGAATGAAAAGACCTCTCAACGAAGAAGAACTTACTTTTATTCACGAACATATTCGCAATTATTCTTTAAAGTGGATAGCCAAGGTATTAAATAGAAGTTGTGTTACAATAAGAAAAGAAGCACACCGCTTAGGGTATAGCGAACTACTGAAAGAAAAATCGCTAATTAGTAGATATCAAAAAGGGAAGATTCCTGAAAACAAAGGTATAAAAATGTCAGAAGAAACTTATGAGAAGGTAAAACACACTTTCTTTAAAAAAGGGCACTTACCTCATAATACCCTCACTGATTATACTGAGGTGATTCGCAATGAAAAAGGTATTTCTTACATCTATATAAAGATACCAGGAGCGAGAAAAGCAATACCTAAGCACCGTTATCTATGGGAGCAAGCACACGGAACAATACCTAAAGGGTATAACATCATTTTTAAGAATGGGAATACGCTCGATTGCTGTTTGGAAAATTTGGTGTGTGTGAGCAATGAAGAACTTATGCAAAAAAATACTATTCACCGTTATCCTAATGAGTTAAAAACAGCTATAAAACAAATTTCTAAAATAAAAAAACAGCTAACAAAATGAACTTAGACGACTTAAACGAAACCTTATTCAAACTCTTAGACGATATCAAAGAGGAGCGCGTTGATACTTCAAAAGCACAAGCGATGACTAATGTTGCTAATACCATTATCAATTCTGCCAAGATACAGCTTCAAGGAATTAAACAAATGCAAGACTCTGGCATAGTACCTTTAACAATGAAAGACTGTAGTCCGAAATTGTTAGGTGACTTATATGATCAAAAGAGTTCTTTTGCTAAAAAACTCGGCTACTCTAATGTAGCAGAAGCTATTGGAAAAATGGGAAAAGAGCAATTCAATAAACTTTTTGAAGAAAGGAACTGATTATGATAAAATCATCAGTCATAGATAAATTATACGAAGCCGACCTTTGTCAAGCTATTGGCAGGGTGTATACCGATGCTTCGTATAAGATACGTAACAATGGAACGGCGGAGGGGTGCTCGCCTTTCAAAAATGAACGCACCCCCAGCTTCAAGGTGTCCAACGTAAAGAATATATGGAAAGACTTCGGTTCGGGCAAAGGAGGTACAAGCATTATCGACTTCATTCAAGCCTATAAGGGTGTTGATTTCCTCGAGGCGGTTAAACTCGCCTGCGAAACGCTCAACATTCCTATAGAATACGAAAAAGAAACCAACGAGCAAAAAGAAAAGCGCACCCAAAAGCAAAGCCTTACACAAATACTCAAGAAAACTGCCGAAATATACCGTCAGAACTTTGTGAGTTTGCCCCCTGAGAGCGAAGCCAAGAAGTATATTCTTAGCCGTAATTTCACCGATGAGATTGTGGATAACTTCGGTATAGGGTATGCCTTGGCAGGCTTGTACGAGGCGTTCAAAGAGCAGGCTATCGTGAGCGATGGCGAAGCATTAGGGCTGTTGCGAAAAAATTCCCAAGGTAATTATTACGACTTCTTCAAAGGGCGTATTATCTTCCCTATTTGCGACAAATACGGGCATTGTGTAGGCTTTGGTGGCAGGTGCGTAGGGGCGAATGGCAATTCGCCCAAATATCTGAACAGCCCCGAATCGGCTATATTTGATAAATCTAACTTGCTGTACGGCTTTCATTTGGCACGCAACACCATTGCCAATACGGGCGAGGTGTATTTGGTAGAAGGCTATACTGATGTAATGCGTATGCATCAGATAGGTTTCACTAACACCATAGCTACCTTGGGCACAGCTCTTACGCCACAGCATTTGGCTCAGCTGAAGAAACTTTGCCGCAAGGTGATTATCTTCCGCGATAGCGATAGCGCAGGGCAAACGGCTGCCGAGCGTGATTTACAGCTGATACTGCAAGCGGGTTTGTTTGCCGAATTAGTGGTATTCCCGGCGGAAGACAAAGAAGACCCTGACAGTATAGGGCAACGCCCCAATGCGGTAGAACTTATCAAATACTCGCGCAACGATGCTATATTGCACCTTATAGGCGAAGCCTACCGCGCAGCACTCGATCGCTATACTGAGAAGCACGGCGAAAGCAAAAAGCCATTACTATTGCCTGAAGATAAAAAGAACCTCACCGAATTGGCAAGCAAACTCGTAGGCTGTATTCCTGATAATACAACTCGTGAGGCGTATACCGAGCAGCTGAAAGAGATGTTTAAGATTAAAATAGCTTCAAAACCTGAGAAGTTTGAAAAGCAATATCTTAAGACACCAGAGATAATTATTGATATGGGAGAAAAGAACTCTCACCTTAGTAGACCAGTAGGAGACGGCGACGGATCTCTCGACTTCTATCTCTTTCCTGACGAAGTAGAGAATCCTTACCTATATAAGAATGAGATTATAGAATACGGACTTTTTCAGCACCAAAATCGCATCTACACATCAGCGGGCAAAGAGGGTAAGGAATACTTTATGTCGATTTCCAATTTCTCAATTGAAATAGTGCAACACATGCAAGATGAACAGTTTCCAATGAAACTTATACGTATATGTAATGTACATAACACTGAAAAGATTTTCGATGTGATTTCTGATAAAATAAACACCCTCCCTTCATTTAAGAATGTGGTTACTTCTTATGGTAATTTTTCATTCTCAGGTACAGCTGCACAACACGAACGTCTCTTGCGCTATTTGTTTGACCGTATGGGTAACGGAAGAAAAATTGATGTATTAGGCTGGCAACCTGAAGGATTTTGGGTATGGAATAATAAGATAGTGATACCAGGGGAACGTGAAGAACTTATCAATAAAGAAGGACTTTTTAAGCTGAATAACGAGAGTTACTATATACCATCGGCAAATAGAAACTACGACAAGAATATCTATAAGTATGGGGCACAAAAAAAGTTCAAATCATTTGAAACTCAAATGAGTATTCACAACTATTTTCGACAAGTGTATAAAGTACATCGCGGGTATGCTATTACAGGTATTCTCTTTGGTATAGGTTCACTCTTCCAAGACATCGTAGTAAGTTGTACGGGCTTCTTCCCTATACTATTCTATTTTGGACCAGCTTCTACGGGTAAAGATAACATCTGCGAAGCGATACAATCGTTTACAGGAGTACCTCAAACCGCTATACAATTGGAGGGAGCAGCTTCTACTATCAAAGCACAGATACGAGAGTTTGCGCAATTTAGCAATGGTATATCGCAATTATCGGAATACAAGAGAGGAAACCCGCAAGTAGATGGTATCATCAAAGGTTTATGGGATAGACGTGGGTACAAACGTGGCTCTATAGAAAGCAAGGTAGCCGTAGATGAAGTACCTATCATCAGTTCTACTATACTCACAGGTAATGATTACCCCAGTGCTGAAGCACTTATCTCTCGACTCATTTGGGAAGAAATGGAGAGTAGGGAATTTAGTGAAGAAGAGAAAAAAGAATATGACAAACTGAAAGATATTGTTCGCAAAGGTATTTCGGGCATATCTAATACTTTTATCAACCAGCGTACTCTTTTTGAAGAACGTTTTCTCGACACTTATCGCGTGAATAAAATTGCTTTAGGTAAGTTAGAAAAATTGCAGAATGTACCTACTCGTATTATTGACAATTTAGCCGTGTTGCACACTATATATAATATATTCGAGTCGCAACAGTTCTTTCCTTTTGGAAAAGCAGATATGATAGATCATTTTGAAAAGATAGTAGAAAATCAACGTCGAAAACTTGATACAGATTCGCCTATCAATAAGTTTTGGGATTGTTTCCTATCGTGTATGCGCTTAACTCAGGGAGAGACACTGAGGATAGATGTAAATATAAGAGAGGAAGGAGGATTACTAAAATTCAATTTCACTACTGTATTTAGTATCATTCAGAGGCAATGGTTTGTACAAAATCGTGAATCAGCACCCTCAAAAGCAGAAATGAGAAAACTTATAAAAGAATGTGAAGCCTATGAAGATGAAGTGAAGAGTACTCGTATCAATATGGAAATTAATTGTAATACCAGTGCCTTTCTTATCGACTTAAATAAGGTAAATATAAAAGAAGAACTAATGGCAGAAATAGAATTACAACGTATACGAAAACCTAAGACTACCACCTATAATAATAGTAACATCCCAGATGCAATAGTAGATGAAGATGATTTGCCATATTGATTTTATTTTTTTACAAAGCGCAATTTTTTACTAAAAACCCCTGTTTTTTTTTCCGACATTTCCGACAAAGACTTATTTATTTAAAAATCAAATTATTAAGTAGTAAAATTGTGTCGGAAAGTGTGTCGGAAATGTCGGAAAGTGTCGGAAAGTTTTATTGTTTTCCTACAAAATCCTACAAGATTTCTCAAAAGAAATTATTATTACAAGGTACAATAAGCTGAAAAATAGTGTTTTATACTCTTTGTCGGATTTGTCGGAAATGTCGGAAAAAAAAATGCCCCTTTTTGAGAAAAAGTTACTTTTTTTCAAAAAAATGGAGAAAATCCCTTTTTTAGTTATAGATAAAACCTATACTACACCTAATACATAATCCTTAAACCATAAACAAATGGAATACTTCTTTAAAATGCTGACGAATATAAAGGTAGATTCTGCCTATCTGCACAAGACTAATTGTGTGGTGAGTGGGCTCTATCGCAGAGGCTCATTAGTTGGCGGACTCTTGCCTGCTGGCTCTCAACTCGACTTGTTGGAATATCTTAAGTTTTTATACGATATATTTCCTGAGCAGAAAAGCAACTTTCCGTTATATCACTGTATCAACCCTACTATTACTTATGCCAATGATGGTTGGGGAAAATTCTTAATAAATGAAGAATTACGAGTAACGAATGATGAGTGCGAGCCACACGAAAAAAAAACATATTGTATTAGTAAGCCGTTGCTATGTATAGAGCCTATCATTACGCATTTTAAGAAAAGTAAAGCTTATATCGCTGCCCTCTACTGGCACCAGCATTTAGTGGGGTTATGCTCTATTAGTGGGGTTACAAAATTGAAAGACTTTGTACCCTACCTATATACGGTATATCCTAAAGATATCAATGAGTTAGAAACCTTTGTTGAGAAGAATACCGCTATTGAGTACTATTATAACGACGAAATGATCATTAGTAAATTAACAATTAACAAATAACAATATGATAAATATCACTTTAAACTTACCTTCTTATCTTATTAAGTATATGCGTACGCTCTATGGCGAACCGTATGCCCCAAAAGCGAGCGACGAAATAGGTATCTATATCCTCAACGTGTTGCAACGCAAAAGCAACCTATCGGAGTACCAGTACCGCACCAAAAAGGAATTGTCGCAAACCTACCAGCTCACTATCAACACAAGCAATTACGATAAGCGTGGGGCGATAATCTTGCCACAACAGAACGCACTAATAGTGAAGTTCGTAGACAGTCATTTTCGCCGAGAACTCTTTCGCACAGCAGTAATGAACCACTATTATTATAGTATACCCTATAAGTTTAGTATCATCAATATATTAAGGTCCTACAACATCGAAGAAAACGATTTACCTTACGAGACCATTCGCAAGGATTTCAACCGAAAAAAAGAAGAAATTCAAAAACGATTATTATTAAAACAATGAAACTCATAGATCTATTCAGCGGAATTGGTGGCTTTTCACTCGGCTTTCAACAAGCTGGCTACCAATTTACCGAACACTATTTTTCAGAGATTAACAAAAGCGCAATCGCAAACTATAAAAACAATTTTCCAAATGCAAAATACATCGGAGATATTACCTCTATTCACGGAGGAGACTTTACAGGAATTGACATTATCACATTCGGATCGCCTTGCCAAGATTTCA